TCAAGTGGAGATCTCCGTGAAGACCGCTTGGATTGCTGTAGTCACCTGCAAGAGTCTCATCCATCAACGGTACGTTGACGACTGGGATTCCAAATGCAAATGGGGTTACAGTACCTGGACCACCATCATTAGCAGCAACATCGCCACGAATGATACCTGAAGAGATATCAAATGGGAGGAAGTTGTTACTTGTGTTGGTTAGACCGTATAGGTAATCCTGTACCAAGTTAGATCCTGCGAAGAATCTTAGTTGGTTACGGCGTTGCTTGTACTTACGAGGAAGTGCCTTGATAGCCTGATTGAAAATCAACTTATCTAGACCGTATCCACCTGCGTCTACAACGTGTGCGTTATCAAGTGCTAACTGACGGAAGCCCTTGAATGCAGACATTAGAGGACCTGAAGAATTGTATCCTGATCCATTGATTAATACATCTTCAACGTCATTACCAGCCTGTGTAGCCATAAGACGAGCGATGTGATCTTCTAGATCTGGACCTTCAATATTATCTTCAAGTGCTTCTGCTGAGATTTCCCAGTCAAGACGTAACTTACGAGTTGTAAGAGAGATCTTTGAGAATGTAGCTGGACTTGCCTGGAAACCAGTTGATCCACCTGCATTTACATAGTCTTGTGGGCTATCTTCAGCAGCAACCTGCATGATTCTTTGACCTACTGCAACACGATCAATTTCAGTTGTATTTGAACGCATACGGATTGTACGAGCTTGCTTTGCTAAAATTGTAGCGTCCCACATGTAATCTAGGAATCGGTTAGCCTGATCTGGATAGAGAAGACCTGAACCACCCTTAACGCCTACGCCGTCAGCACCTGTGGTGCTAAGGTCTGCATTGGCTGCAAGGGAAGAGAATGCACCATCACCTGTTGTGGTGTGGTTTGCACTAACTGTTTTTTGTAAAAGTTCGTTACTCATTTTTTTTATTTCACCTACCTTTCAAAAGGGGAATTTTTGTTTTGTTTGGACTATAAGTCTTGGACTCCGAGGAAGGAACCTTGCCATATGTTTGTTTTTTGAATTGATTTTTCTGGCGTGTCCACTTCGCCAGATTTCTTAATTGCTGTGTCATTTTCATACATAGCAAGTCTTTTATTTGTGTCTTGTAGTGAACCTTGAAGGCTCTTAACAAGATCTGTTAGGGTGTCGATAGATTTTGTCAATTCTTGCTTTTCAATAGCAAGTTCGTCAAACTTCTTTGTAATTCCCGCTGTCTCTAATTCAAATGCTTTTTGCAATTTATTAGTATCATCGGTTGTTTTTTCAACACTTTTCTCAAGCTTTTCTCCAACAAAGTCTTTGAGGTCAGTAACCATTTTCGTAAAATCTAGTTCATCAACCTCAACTTCTGCCACATCTGTAGCTTCTACTACATCAGTATCTTCAACAACTTCATTGATTTCTTCAGCTTGGTCGTATTCTTCTAGTTCTTCTGGGCTTAAATCTGCCACGATACTACCTCCTTTGCTGATTGTATTTTTCTTTTTCTTTTTATTGACTTTTGTTGTGCCAATATTGTTTCCCGCCTGATCTGGATACAAATTAATTGTATCATCAGAGGTCACACTTAGTGGGGCGGATGGGGAATCTGTAGTTCCATTTGGACCATGTACTGGACCTGGGGCATCATCTTTGCTAAAAAATGAATCTACTACTTTTTTGATAGAAGAGTTTTTCTCCGTATCATATTTCTCAACCCATCCAATTGTTTGCATGGAATCTCCGCATACGCTGCAGTTTTTAGTTTCTCCAGAATAAGCTGTTGCAATCTGATCTGATTTGCACCAAAATACATTTTCAGTTTCAGTTTCTGCTGCAAGCCCCTTGAAAATCAATTCATCGCCATTCTTTTGAATAGAAAAAATATTTGCCAATGGATTAGCTGGATTATCGACAAGGCTTAATTCTTGTAGATCATAAGCTTGAATAACTCTATGACTATCTTCGCTATCTGAATCTGCAGATGCCTCTACAATATTTCCACCAATTGAAAATCCAGTAAGGGTACCATCTAATACTTTTTCCCAAGTATCCTGAGCACCCTTTGAAATATATGCCTCAACGAAAACACCTTTGTGATTTACTCCAGACTCTGCATCATAAAAATCTTCTTCGTTAAAAGACAATACTTTACCAACGGCAATTGGTTGATGCATTTCTCGCAAATTTCCACGAAATCTCTCAAAGGCAGCTTTGCTGGCTTCGGCAGTAATCACATCTCCATGCTTGTCAACATTATCTAGTGTTGCAAATCCAGAAACGGTTCTATTTTCTTTATCTACTTTGGCGATTGGAAAAGCAAGACTCATCTTTCTACTTCCGTTTGACCAAATGGACTTTTCAATATTCATACTACTTAAATAATACCAAGTTTATTCTACAATACAAAATTTTGATATTATTCCTTTCTTAAGATTGAGTTCTTCCCTCACCCTTTGGGCTTCTTGCTTCACCTTGTTTGTCTGGTGCATTAATTTTTCTTTTTTGATCCCGCTGACGAGTTCCATTTGCTTGAGTTTTTTGCTCCGCTGTATCTTTTGGACCAATTACTAGCGGAGTATCTCCACCTGCTCTTGGTGGAAGACCCTTGCGAAGTCTAACATCATTTGGAACAATAACCTGATCTTTAAGATAAACATCATCAATTCTTGCCTGAGTTTCTTCATCGGTAAGAGTAAGTTCATTAAATCTAAGAGTAAACATGTCTGTAATTTCAGCAATGACCTTTTTCAACTTATGTTCAATGTACTCTTGCGCTGGTCTGCAAACTTGTTCCTTGAAGGTTTTATCGGCATCTCTTGCTCCCGCCAAAGACATTCCTTGCGGTGTTCCAAGTTTTGAAATTGGCACACGGTGTGCAAGAAGAATACGGTCACGAGATTCTACAGCATACTCTTTGAATGAAGAGTCCTGAATACCCGCTTCAATTGCCTTCATCTCAAATTCTACACGGGCTTGCTCACCATCGGATGGTAATGGGATGTAAAGAGTTCTATGATTTCTTCCACGCAAACCTGTTTGAAAAAACTCTAAAAGCTTTCTTTCTGAGTCAGCACTTAGTTTTGCACCCTTTACAGTAATAATATATCTGGGAACAGCCTTATTTTCAAAGTAGTCTAGGTTGTAACGCTGTGCAAATTCATCACCAGCGATAGCATTCTTCGCAGAAATAACATCTGGAATTCCATAATAGGTATTTGTTGGTGAATACTTTTTGAAATGAATTACTTCGTTTGGTCTTGGATCGGTACCAATTTGATCTTCTGTTGTTGTATCCCCATAGTTTCTAAAGAAAGTATATCGATTATAAACAACCTGAACAAATCCATCTCTATGACGGCGAATACGCATAGTAATTGCGGGAATATGACCAATAAAACCAATCTTACCAGAAGAGGTTCTACCAATTTCAAGGTAGGCGTTTCCAGTTACTTCTAAATCTGTAACCAACTTTTTCATCGTTTCCAAGAAGCCATCATCGGAGTTCATTGACTCTAAGTAATCTTTTAGTTCTTGTCTACCCCTAGAAATTCTTCTACGAAGTTTATCTAGTTTTACAGCATCACTCATAACATCCTCAACTTTATCAAGGACCTGTTGAGTTTCTTCAAAATCGTACCCCAAACCAATAATATTTGCTACTTTGGCATCTACCGCTGCATGGTGAAATGGAGATAGGTCAAACAATTGAGATAAATACATCACATTATATGGTGGCTGAACAATCATAAACAGGGAATATCCTGTTAGGTCAAGTGGGTCAAGTTTCTTTGACTTAGCATCATCTAGACCAGTAAAAGACTTTTCTAACCTATTTGCTCTACGTTTAAAGTTTTCATTAAGACCATCAATCTTTTTTAAACTTTCCCAGCTTTTTTCAAAAGGGTCTTCAAATTGAAATTCTGGTTCTTGACGAACACGATCTCTGTCAGAAACAACCCTGATAGTTTGTGAATTGTCGTCATCTAGTATTTCTGACATTAAAGTATACCCATCTTTTTCTTTTCTTTAAGATCTTCTTTGATTGCAGGAACATCAAGTTCGTCTGGTATAAGACCCCATTCCATACGTTCTCTCTGCTGCAAATACTCGTCATCCGTAATTTGTCTGTGTCCAGAAAACCAAATTGGCTTTCCTTCTTCCAAACCAAGTGACTTCGCTGCTTGTCTCAAGGCATTAATCTTTCTAACATCGCCCTTCATTGCTGCTACATTTAAATAGTTGCCCTCTTCATCGGTCACAACTGCGCCATTAGGCATTTCCCATAAATACAAGCCATAGCTAACTTCTTCGACTTGTGTAATTTTCATTCTACTCATAAATAGATTTTACCATTTTTATTTACGAAAACCAAATTATTGAACATATCTCAACCGTTTTTGTAGGCAAATACCAAATCACTTGATACGTTGGACACCACTTTTGTTACATTGTCATCTATTACAGACTGAGTATTTCTTCCTAAATATAAATTGTATACTGAAGATATTGAACTAGAAGTTGGAGAAACTTCCCAAATATTTATCATCCCATAGGTAGCGCAAGATGTATTTATGGATGCAGTAGTTGGGTATCCATTAATATAAAATGAACTAGAAGAAACCGCAAGGGATGCAGTTGGTACAATTGCAATATGATATGGAACCCCAGTTGATATTGAAAAAGATCCAGACGAAACTGATGCCCCATTGATATATAAAGCTGATGCGTTGTGAGTTAGATAGCCAGAGTTAGATATGTAAACAAATGGCTCTGAGCCTGGACCGTTTTTTCCAGAAAAAACAATTGCTGATCCAGATAATCTATCATTTCTAAACCAGAAATCAGCACCATAGTATGTACTAAACTGTGTTGATGCGTAAAGATAGGCTGGCTTATTCCCATTTGACCCAGAAAATTTAATTCCAAAGTTTGACGGATTTGAAATAATTGGAACGCTATCATTTTTAAAAGAAGGACTTGTTGCCGAAGATGAAACTATTGGAATAATCTCATAGTAGCTTACATCTGTTTTGATGCCTATTGAATCGGCAATGCTGATAGAAAGGTTATTAAAACTTTGAGTTCTGTCTTCTACATAATAGTCTGTGTATAACTCCACCATTAGTGTTGATGGCTTTGAAATTGACAAAGAATTGTAATTATAAATTGGTGAATTTTTACTAATTACATTAAAAGTTGAAGAGCTGTCTATGGATGTTGAAACAGTACAATTGTCCATAGTGTTCCAATCTATTTGAGAAATGAAAGAATTATTGTTTGATGTTACTGGTATTACTGTTTGCCAATATCCATACTGCGAAACAATATATAAATCTTCTGTGTTGGTAAACTTAGTCATAAGTGTAAGTGGTCTTGACCAATTAAAGTAAGAAAAGTCATAGGTTATCTTTTCTGAGATACCAATATTTTTTACACTAGAAGAAAAAGTGGATACCGACTGAATGTAATTACCAATAATAATGTTGGTATAGTTACTAAACCTTAAGTTTTGAAGCGAATTGTTGGATGCCGTATAATACACTGCTGAACCAGCATCGCTAGTATACATAAAAATTCTATCCGAATCAAATACTACAGCGATGTTTGCCGAGCCAGTTTGTGGTGCGGATGCAGAAGAAATAATTACTAAAGATGAGCTATCTATTGGATTAAAGTAATTTAAAGTATAACTTGTTGAGCTACTAGTCATATATATGTAAGAGCTGTCTGATAAAGTTGAAATACTAAAAATATTTTCATTTTGCACACTTGTTCTTTTAAGTTGTAGGCTAATCATAAATTTTGAAAGGTCAAACTGGGGATAGACATTATTTAATTGCACTCCCGCACTTCCAGACCAAGATATTCCATTACTGCTACTTGAAACAATTACTGGACTTCCAGAGTATGCTATTGATGCAGAGCGTTCAAGTCTCTGTGGAGATATTCCAAAATTATCAATATTTAAATTGTAATAAATTCCTTGATCCTGAAAATTCTTTCCAGAAATAACTTTTGCATAATGGAAGGAATTTTCTGAGGCTTGCATGTTTACAAAAGAAATGTCTGAAGAATTTGAAGAGTATGATATTGGTTTTCCATCATTAAATGCCCAGGAAATATGACTATTGATTTCTTTAATATCCAAAGTTCTGTCATATATTGCAAGATCGCTTATCAGATAGTGACTAATCTGTTTTCCTGCCACAAGAGAATTTCCAAGCGAATAATATATGGATGTTTTGTCGTAGGCTGATATTGTTGATGTGTCATTAACGTATCCAGAAACTCCAATATCACCGTTTACAGAAATTGATAAACTTCTATTTGAGTATGTTGCAACAACATAATAGGGAATATCCATGTTTCTTAAAGGAACATAGGCTTCAGTGTTATTGTTTCCCGCCACTTTCAATCTAACTGTATTTGAAATGTAGTCATAATAAACTGTAAAAATTTGAGGTGTTGTTGAGTTTACATGAAATAAATTTAATTTATTATTTGTGTTGTTGATAGGATTTGTTCCATATCCACTACCTGTTAACTGATTATTTAAACTAAACCAAAAAGCAACTGTAAAAGTTTTATCCTCAAAGTTTTTACACAAAGCTTCAATAGAATTATTTGCAAGAGATGCTGTAGTATTTGAAGAGATCTTCAATGCTGATCCGCTGTTTGTAATAATCGGGGGAGATATAAAAGAATAATTAGTTGAAGAAATTGAAGATGTTGCATCTATTCCATCTATAAAATTTCCATTTAAGGGGTAGTATGCGTATGGATTTCCAGCCAACACATTTAATTTATAAGACATTAAAGCTACCCCCAAGTTCCATTGCTTGTAGATCCAAGTAATGGAATGAATGACATATATGATCCCTGTAAAAATGTAATATTTGTTTCTGGATTTGATGAAAACTGCATAAGTGGTGATAGTGCGGTTGATGCCGTTCCTGTTCTTAAGGTACCTCTTACTCTAACAATTCTAGAAAGTGTTCCAGCTGCCGATCTTGCGGTTTCTATGGCTAATAAGGCACTAGAAGAAATAATATTGATATTTGATGTAGCGGTAGCCGATGTTGGAGGGAGCGATGTTGTAGCTAACACTTCAACAGAATAACCTAAAGATGAAAAAGATGATGTTGACAAAAATTGTAATGATGCGGTTCTGGTTACTGCAGATGAAACAGATTGCATAGCAAATTCCATATCAATCTTATATATTGTATTTGCAGCAAGAGCTACTGAGCCAGTAGATAATCCAAGTAATGGGAAACTTGATGCTGCTGTTGGGCTAAATGATGCTGTGCTGGCTGATAAAGAATAGTATATCGGTATTCCTGTTCCTGTAAGAAGTGAACCGTCTCCAATAAATTGACCGTTAGAGTTCACATAGGATAAAGTGCTTCCTGATGAATTTTGCCATTCCTGTAAATTGGCAGTTTGTGACGCTTTAGCTTTAATAATTACGCCAGGGTTGGAAGATGATGCTGGAGAAACTGATAGTTGAGCATAGCTTCCAGATGTATTTGTTAGTGGTACTGTTGTGTATCCAGAAGCTGTATTAATACCAGTATATATCTGACCAGATGCTGTTATACCAGCAAATGACAAATAAGTTGTTGCTTGCTGAATTTGAAGTAAGTCTGATGTGTGTGTTCCTGATGATGACTGCCTTGCTGCCAATCCCAAAACTCCATTATTTGGAAGTGATCTAACTGCTGTTATTGGAAAACCGACACCACTTGATTGTCCAGTAATACCAGTTGATGATAGCTGACCAGATTTGTTTATACTTAAAGTTGGAGATGTTGCTGTTGGAGTATTATAAATTTCAACATGATTACTGTTTGGGTCAGCGGTGACTGCTGGTCTTAAAATAATTGATGGATTTGAAGATGCTGCATAAATACTTAAATGTGCAGCACTACCCTGTGTAGCAGTAGATGCAAACAGTAAAGATCCACTATAAATATATCCACTTGCTGTTACACCAACAAGAGCTGTGCTGGAAGAATTTTGCCATTCTTGTAAGTTTGCGGTTTGAAGAGAAGATCCTTGAACAATTAATCCTTTATTAGCACTTGCTCCAGTTAATATAGCTTGGGTACCTACAAATGTATTTGAACTTGTTTCAAGGGCGTAGTCTGCTGCTTGAATACCGCCTAAACTTGCAGAATTTGATGCATATCCAACAGAAGCATTTGTATTATTCCATGCAGAGCCACTTGTGTAATTCTGAGCAGATGCATAATAATTTTGATTTGCATTTATTGCAAAGGCACTCGCTTGATTATAAGAATTTAAACTTGAACTATTAGAGTATAGTTGTGCAAACGATGATGCAGAGTTATATCCATTCGAACTGGCAGAATTTGCATAAGTTACTGCAAATGCACTTGCATTGTTGTATGAATTAAGTGATGCACTATTTGATTGTGTAACTGCAAAAGCAGATGCATTGCTGTATGCATTTAGGCTTGCAGAATTTGTGTAAGTCACACCTAAATTGTAAGCATTTAATGATGCACTATTAGCAGTAGTTACTGCAAAAGCAGATGCATTGTTGTATGCGTTGAGTGATGCAGAATTGGCATAGTTTTGAGTTGCTACTTGAGAACCAGAAATTGTTAATGTTGATGAACTAATTACGGCAGATGATGCCACAATTCCATTTTTGACTTTAAAGTCTAAATTATTATCTGCCATGAGTTCACTGTCCCCCTTGTTTTCTTATATTATACATCAAAATCAATCTTAACTCAGTTTTGTTATATACGCAGTGGCGATTGCTGCATATGCATTTGTTGTTAAAGAGTTAGTTTGTGCCAATAATGATAATTGATTTCCAGCAAAAGATGCAGTAATAGATGCATCTGGGATAGAGGTTCCAGTTGATAAATCTATCACGGAGTATTCCGAGCAATAAGAATCACCGCTTTGAGATGTTCCAAAAATTACTTTTGAAACTCTAACTGGGTTTGCAGCGGGAAGGCTCTGTCTAATTTTAATGGTTGCTTCAAATATGGATTCAGTGCCCGATGTTACGGGGAATGTTACTATAGTTGCTTTTGTTGCAGATCCCGTCCAAGTTACAGACGAAGTAATCATTGTCATACCGCCAGTAACTAATTGACCTGATGCATTTATAGATGATAATACGATTCCTGATGAATTTTGCCATTCTTGTAAGTTGGCGGTTTGAGAAGCGGATCCACGAATAATAATTCCAGGAGTTGTAGATCCCGATGTTTGAACTGATAATTGAGCTGAACTTCCACTAACAATTGGTGATGTTAAGCCAGTATAGAATTGACCGCTTGCTGTTACACCTGCCAGAATAGAACCTGATTGATTTTGGAACTGAATAAAATCTCCAGATTGATTTGTGCTGCCATTTTGAATTAAAATTTGTGGATTTGTTCCCGTCTGGGCGGATTGAATAAAAATTCTTCCAGATGACAAAATTCTAAATTTTAAATTAGATGATGAATCTAGCACCCTAATATAATCTGAAGATTGAGCAGAACTACTTGCTTGAATTACTAATCCTATATTAGTGCTTGCTCCAGTTAATATGGTTTGTGTGCCTGTAAATGTATTGGATGATGTATCTAATGCATAATCAGATGCCTGGATTCCGTTTAAACTAGCTGAATTTAATGAATAAGAAACTGATGCATTAGTGTTGTTATAACTTCCAGTTACTGCAAAAGCAGATGCATTGCTGTATGCATTTAGGCTTGCAGAATTTGTGTAAGTCACACCTAAATTGTAAGCATTTAATGAAGAACTGTTTGATTGGTTTATAGCAAATGCGGAAGCGTTGTTGTAAGCATTTAGGCTTGCTGAATTAATTGTATTCAGGTAGTAGGTATCTGGCTGATCATTTAAATATTGGGAGTTTAAGTTTGACACAAGGGCACTAGATGTTATTTGAATATTGCCAAGTTTTAAAGTATCATAAGTTGCGGTAGCAAAATTTATAGAACCAGTAGATGGTTCGACCCCTGCAGAAAATAGATTCCATATTCCATCATTATGATTTCTAATAAGACCAGTATGATAATGATCTGATGCGGTATTATGGCTTGGTGCCCCATATGCTCCGTAGAAACCAATATCTAATAAATCTGAATAGTAGTTAGAAGCAGAAAGATAAATAACGGAGTCTGCAACTTCAAGGTTTGATGCAGATATGGCTACAATGCTTCCTGACTGATAAATGTTTCCAGTTACATTTAAATTACCACTCACGTTCATATTTGCAAAAGTAGTTTGCTGTGTGCTTGCAGAAGTTGTAGCATATGCTACGGAAGCATTTGTATTATTCCATAACCCTGTTTTAACAAATGTGCTTGCTGAATTATATGCAGTAGATGATGCAGCGTTTGCTGCTGTAACTGCAAATGCAGATGCTTGATTGTAAGCATTAAGACTTGCTGAATTAGCATATGATTGAAGGGCGTAAGAACTACTTATAATCCCGCCCAGACTTTCAGATGTTCCTGCACTTGATGAATATGGAGTGGTAGATGCTGCTTGTATATAAGTAACTAAATTAGCATTAAATATTGCTCCTGGTGTTGCGGGTTGACCAACTGCTGATGCATGACCCCATATATACGGACCTGTACCAGTAGGCAATACCATAATTTGAATAACATCTCCAGCATCAAATTTACCTGTATAAGTGCCAATAATCAGTTGTTTTGGACTTTGATTTAAAAATGCAATTTCATAATTGGTGTCAGGGATATCTGTTCCATTTTTTCTAAACCAAGCATTGGCAGAATCTCCATTTGATCCGCCATTCATTTGAATATTATAATTTAAAACATAATATCCAGGATAGACAAAAGTAATACTTGAGCCGTTATACGATATACCATTTTGATTGGTACTTTGATTCCAAGGAACTGCTGATGCTGTACCATTTGTTAAAGTTACACTACCTGTTTGATAGATATAAGCAGAATATCCATAAGATGCAGTAAGTGCTGCGTGATTTGTAACTGCTGCGTTAACATAAGCGGTTGTTGCAATTTGAGTATTTGATACATTTGATGCAGCAGTTGGAGCAAGTGGGGTACCAGTAAATAACGGGGAATTTAAAAGTGCCCAAGCACTAGCAGGATATCCATCTAAATTAGCAGAATATGTAGCAGATGTAGATGTTATTGCAAATCCCGCCGATGTAGCATAATTAACAGATGCATTAGCATTATTCCATGACCCGCCTTGTGTATAAGAGCTTGCAGAATTATATGCAGTAGATGATGCAGCATTTGCTGCAGACAAAGCGTAAGTAGATGCTGAATTATAAGCGTTAAGAGAAGCACTATTTGATTGCGTGACAGCAAATGCTGATGCTTGACTGTAAGCATTAAGCGATGCAGAATTTGATTTAGTTACAGAAAAAGCGGAAGCATTAATATAAGCATTTAAACTTCCAGAATTAGCATAAGATTGTGCTGATGAGTAATACAAAATATCTTGAGCATTAACATAAGATTGTGTAGCAACATTTGAACCCGATAAAGTTAGAGTTGTAAAATTTGTTTGAGATGTACTAGATGAATTATTGGAGTATAATGCAGAACTAGAATATGTAGAGCTTGCAGAATTTGTAGCACTAGCAACTAAACCTGAAACATTTGATCCACTTATAAATCCAGATGAACTTGAGTATGTAGATGAACCAGAATTTGTTGCGTATGTAGCACTACCTGCACTTGCAGAGTATAAAGATGAGCTAGAGACGGTTGGGACATTAGCCAATACATATGCTTGTGTTGCTACACTAGATCCACTTAGAGTCAATGAAGAAAAATTAGTTTGTGACGTAGTTTCTGAATTACCAGAACTTGCTGCATATGTAGCAGAAGCGGGAATATAAGAAGCACTCAAACCAATAATGGCTGCAGATGCAGTTCCTGAATTTGTTATTGGATAAACAACCGTAATAGAAGATGATGTTCCTGTACCACCGCCAGCTGGACCTTGTGGACCTGCTGGACCTTGTGGACCTGGAGACTGTAATGTGACTGTATTTACTACTTGAATAGCACTGACTGAATTAATTATATTATTAATACTAATGTTGTCTGACATTATTCAATGGTTCCCGCATCCACATTTAACCAACCCTTAACAATAGTGGTCTGATCACCAGAAGGACTTGTAACCCTTAGTTGATATGAAGTTCTTGGATAATTGAAGAAAGCGGTATTAGAACCAGAAATATTAACTCTTATAGTTCCAGAACTTGCACTAGGTGTGGATAACTGATATCCCGCAAAAGAGCCAGATGAAGGGATTGCAGATAAAGATCCACTAGTGCACAGAAGCGTTCCTCCTGGTAAATCTCTTGCCTCAAATTCCGCAGTATACCCAGTAAGATTAATAAGCTCGTTATTTGGATTTGCCCATACAGCATCTAAGATGAATGAATCACCCTGAATAACATTATAATTTTGATTTACCGCCATAGCACTACCATTCCATAAAGATTTATATTGAAATTATACCACTTTATTGGACTAAAAGAAAACCCGCCCCCAGAGGAGGCGGGTGATATAAATTAATTATACATTACTTTCCAATATCAACAATGTCACATTCACCAGAGACACAGGCGAGCGTTTGCATTCCAGTGGTATTGTCTTCTGTTTCATATAGTGAAAGATTTTGCCAAGCAATACTTTCTGGCATCCTTTTTACAAAATCATCATACTCTTCTTCAGTGACTTCTTGATATGGGGCTTGCTTATATGTGTGATCAGAGTGTGGTAAGAAAGAAACTCCAGAAAGTTCGTCAAAGTTCTTGTAAACCCATGCTCCGACTTCCATCCACTCTTCTTCACGAACAGAAACTGTAATAGATGGCTTATGCTCACACCAAGCACGTTGATAAGTAAGCCAAATATCCAAATGCTGGGTCGCTGTTAAATCTTTACGAGTAATTGCTCCCTTGGGTGCCTTAATTGGAAAACTAAATACTGTGGTGTCCTGTGGCTTCATAAAATCA